GAATTTGCCGCTCATTATACCGCTGCACCTGCGATGCTTCGTATTCCGTGAGCTGCTTGCCGCCGTATTCATATTTCGGCTCATCCAGTGCTTTCACCTTCTCCTCCGTCCATACAGGCACGCCGCCTTCGATAAACGGTCCGAAGGTATGCCGGCAGTTCACGCCGCACAAGCCATCCACCTGACCGTATCCGGTCGAGCTTCTGAAATCGGGATATTTCGGATGCGTTCCCGATCGTGAGAAAATGCGACCCTGCCAAGCAGCATGTTCCGGTCTTGCCCCCGAATGTGCAGAAACCTCCACGAGATCACATTCCAGCTCATCCGCAAGCTCTTCCTGAAGCTGCGCCGAGGTCTGATTGACGCCCGTGACGACCGCACGGCGCACGGCAACTTCCAAGCTGTCCGTTCTCCCCGAAGGATAACGAATTGACTGCAAGCCTTTTTCGCTCAGCTCCTTGACGGCCGACTCAATTGCCGTTTCAGCGGAGAATGCACCCGAATGCACTTTCAGCCACGCATTGTCGAGCACATTTTCAAACTGCTGCGTTGCTGTTTTTGCCGTCGTGCGGCAGATGTTCTGCATCGTCTGTGCTGTCGAGCGATATCCGCTGTTCAAGATCGCCTTGAGCGGCGCACTGTCCTTTACGCTCGGTGTCGTCATTCCGGCAGCATCATAAACAGCCGCATCCGTTTGAAGGCTCAGGCTTCCTGCTTCCTGCATCAGCTTTCTCAGCTCCGCTTCGCTCTTTCGGGTCAAAGCAGACAAAGCTTTCAAAATATCTGCCTGTAGCACACCCGTTTCACGCAGCTTTTGATTTTGAAATTCAGCCGAAGAAATCCAAAAGTCATATTTGCTGATCCTTCGAGCCATGTCCGCAAGGATCTGCACTTCCACTTCCGCAAACAGTTTCAAAATCTCTTCCGGCAGCTCACTCAAATATCGGGGATCCAGCATCTCATCACCACAGCTTCAGTTCTTCATCGCTCTCGACATTCGCTTTTGCCGTTTCTTTGTCTTCTCCGAAGAATTTCACGCGATATTCCCACTTCTTCCGCACACCCTCACGGATCTCCTGCAAAAACATTGCTTTCTCCGCATCGGTGTCGGTGATGATCGAGTCGTCAAATGCTATCGTCGTATGTACCTGGCCGAGCTTCAGCATATCAGCGATTGCTTTGACCATGCCCACAAGCACAGTTTCAAGCGACTTCTCATGCTTTTTGAGATTTCGGTAGAGATCGGAGTCACCGCTGATGACCTCTGTTGCCGTTTTGACCTGTCCGTCACGGAACACATATCGCTTGCCGCCGCTTCCTGTCTTCCACGAAACGAGATTGAGCATCGTCTGCAGACCGGCTTCGTGTGCCTCTGCCCGAAGCTCCATATTGTGCTCCTGGATCTTTTTTTCACCATCGTTCGGAACAGCATAAAACTCTGTGTCATTGTCATCAAAGACAGGTGTCGCCGTACCGTCTTCTTCCATTGCAAGCTGTGCCATACTGATCGGCACAGTGATCCGCTTTTTGCCCAAACGGAACTCGTTGCAGTAGCTGTCATAGACGAGATCGGCACTCTCAAGCTGATCTTGTGCGTTGTGGAATACAGAAATACCCATCGGGCTGTCAGGATCGATATTGTTCGCAATGCACGGTGTCAGGATCTGAAATCTCGGAATAGCAGACCCTGTTTTCACTTCCGCAAGTACACCTTCCGGCAGTTCGATCTCCACGAGCTTTTTACCGCTGTAGTCGAACAGACGGTTCTCGATCACATACAAACTGTTTTCCAATCGGTGTAGATTGAGATACACCTGCACCTTCTTTCCGCTGTTGCGGATGGACCCGAATGCACATTCCGTTACCCTTCCGTTGTCCCACGCAAGCGGATAAATCATACCTGCACGGATGTAGTCGATCTTGACGTCGTCGCCGTCTAAGTATTCCACCAGTGCCCCCGTGCCAAGTGCACACGTCAGCTCAACAAGCTGATTCGCACGTTTGTTAAATTCATTATCCTTGAGCACCTGCAAGATAAGCTCCTTGCTGTCTTCCTCAATGCAGATCTGCACCTTTTCATTCAGCAGAAGGTTTGCCCAATCCTCCGCAACCGTCTTTGCAAGTCCCAAGGTCTTTCTTGTTCTGCGGATATGCTTTTTGCCGTTGTACTGTGTGTAGTTATGCACACTCGGCACTTTGCCTTTGTACCACCGCTGCCAAAGATCAATATAGCCGTAATAGCTGTCTTGCACGCAGCGGTATCCTCTGCCGATCAGATATTGCGTGATAGCCTTCACGCCTTCACCTCCTCAAACCGAGATAAAGAATGTCATTCATTTTTGACTCCACAGAATATTCCATCGAGTCAAGCGAGTCGATGTTCGTCGTGCCGTCATCGAGTCGCACGTCTTCCATCGGGATCTTGCTGTCATAGACCGCATCACGCAGAGCTTCGATTGCGTGTCGGCACGAGCTGTGCACGAAAAAACGTCCCTGCGAGATCATGCTGTTCGTAAAAGCAATGCGGTCATTGATCGGACCTTTGATCGCATTGCGAATGTCAATTGCAAGCCCTGCCCGAATTGCAGCAACTTTCAGCCCTTGAATCAGTGTTTGCTCTGCACTGTCGCAGTAGGCTTCATACACACGAAACCGCTCTTTCGCCCGTTTGACGAAAGCAATAAATTCCGTTTCCACCTGTTCGGGAGAAAGTACGCCGTTTTTCTTGTTGTTGTGATAGTACTCCGAAAGAAGCACCATCTTCTCGAACCTTGGCGTAAAGCCCGTAAGCGTAAAGCTGTGTGCAGAGCCGGTACCGCCGAAGTCCACGCCGATCACAGCGTATTGGATCGGTGGCAGTTCCGTCACCGTAAAGCTTTGCGGCGCATTTGCAAATTGCGGATACACAAGGCCATCCGTCACCGCCCATTGCCCGAGAATAAAGCGGCGATAAAACACACCTGTAAATGCTGTTTCGTACCATGCTCTGATCTCGCTGTCGAGTGTCAGATTGTCCTGCATCGTAAAGTGCAGATGATAGATTTTCTTTTCCTTTGCGCAGTCGATATATTCTGTCTTGACGAAATGCGACGGGCTTTCGGGGTTGCAGTTAAACCACAGGCGACTGCCTTTGACCGAGCATCTGGCCATCGCCTGGTCAACAAAGCTGCGAGGCATCAGAGCGACTTCGTCCAAAAGTGCACCTGCAGCCGTCAAGCCTTGCAGCCTGTCCTGGCTGCGTTCATTGTGTGCATCGTACATGTAGTAGACGTTGCCTTTGACCTCAATGCGAGCTTCATCGCCCGAACTGACGTAATGATACGGTAAGCCCCAAGCCGTCAAAATTTGCAACGTCGGTTTCACAACATTCTTTTTCAGCGCACCGATTGTCTTTCCGGCAAGGATAAACGCCTCACCGTCAAAGCTGTGCAAGCTCCACAGGAAGAAGCCGCAGATCATCGCAATGGTTTTGCCCGAACGCACTGCACCGTCAGCAATGACAATCTTCTTGTCCCTGTGCGGACTTCCGTCGCACCACCAATAGATCAGCTTCCGTTGTTTTGCGGAAAACGGCTGAAAGCGAAACGCCTTATTCGTCGTCTTCATCGTCGTACAGCTCCTTCATCTCGTGCACGCCCGGTCTTGTAGCCTGCAGGAAGCTATCCACCGCAGACTGATCGTTCTTGGCATGATTGCCGTCAAACATTCCCAAATGTCTGCCAAGCAACTCCAAGGCTTTCACCTTGTCGTAGGTCTTGATCTCCATACTGCGCTGTGTGCGCTTGATTCCTGAGATTGCACTTTGCTTTTCCCTCGCAACCTCCGAAGTATCCTGGAATACCACTTGCCCATCTTCGATACGAACAAAGTCGGTCGCATTCGCAAATGCAATGTTAGCTAGCTCTCTGAGCACCGTATCCTGCGTAACCTCGACCCTTTCGGCCCTCTTGCGCATCTGCTTTTGAATTTCCGCCTGAATGTCAGGTTTCTTCAGGTTTTCCGATGCAATACGGCACGAT